TCCCGCAGCCGGGAGAGATCAGCTTGGCTCACAATGGTGTCCTTTTTTTGGATGAATTGACACGAAAACACTTTCACAGTTAGAACTTATTGATACTCAGTAGATTTAGTATAGTGTTAAAAATCCTTATTTTTGATTTTTGAAAACCTAAAACCGTGAAAAAGTCAGGGGGGTGTGGTTAGAAGGCTCTTACCTCTAAAATTTTACCCCATACCCCTATAAAGCTCAGAATCCCCTCCCTAGCTATCTAGGCTCTATATATCATTACTATCTTCTCTTCTATGTGTCGGCTCTACCTCTAAGGCTAGAGTAGGCTACACCATAGGCATCAATAAGCAGAGCAGAATCTAGATAGTGTGGTACATAAATAAAAAAGAAGAGCTAGAGCTGTGATAACTCTAACCCTTCCCTGCTGTAGAGCTAGTGAGATTACTCACCGAGAGCTGCTAAAGCTGCTTTAAGTGCTTCCTTATCCACACCTGCCAGAAGCTCCATCTGGCTAGCTTTCTTCAGAGCCTTGCAGTTCTGAATCCACTGTGTATAGATAGCTATACGACCATCACACCACGATACCAAGTCGGAAGCGGTTGCTCCTTCCTTGAACCACATACCGTACTGCTGTGCCATCTTAGCACGGTTAGACACTTCGTGAGCAGCCTCTACTGCTGCACCATTCATTACATTCTCTTCCATTTCTTTCTGAGTTTTTTAGTTGATTCGGCAATATTGCCGAGTAGTCAGCTTCTCATCAAATCAACCTAGTAATGAAGGATAGTGCAAAGGTACAAAGAAAATCCCACACCAGCAATAGCTAATGTGAGATTCCTTTACTTATACTATCTCTATCTCAATAGATTCACCTCTCTTATAGGCTGCATCTAACAGCTTATATAACTTCTCAAAGTAATACTAACTATTAGTTACACCACCTACTACTGTATTCTTACCTACTATAATACATCCTGCACTACTATCAGCATTAGAGCCTTTATGTATTAAGATACCATCAAATCCCTTCACATTAAGAAGCCGGGGCATCCTTCCATTACAGAAGCTCTTATAGTAGGCTTTCTTACTGAACTTAGGACTGATAACACCCATAGCTATCTTATAAGTGCCTAGTGGAATAGCAGTCTTAGCATATACCTTAGTAGCCTTAATCTTATCTAGAGAATCCTTATCGGTTAACCCTCTATCCTTATCTTCTACAGTATCACAGAAGTAAACCCCATCTATATAGAGCTTCCCTATACTGTATGTGGCTTTCTTATACTTCCGATTCAGAGTTATCTTCATCAGAACCTCCATTAACCACTTTCTGTATTATCTTCTCTATCTTCTCTGTTGCACTACTAGAAAACTCTCCAATTTTGGACTTAAAGTAGATGCTTACCCCAAATATACCACCAGCAGTAATAAAGCACTATGCAATAAAGATAAGTGTGCCAGTAGCAATATTAAAGGCATTAAGGAAAAAGGATAAGAAAGCGATAATCACACCAGCAGCAATAAGCACAATAGCCATAGCATACTGAATCTTATCCTTAATACAAAGGTCTTTCCATCTGTAATCCTTAATCATTTTGGTAATAAATTGTTAAATAAATACTTAGTTCAACTTAAAGAGATAACCGATTACAGTAATGTTAATGGCTCTGATACCTCCACCATCACCACCCCAATAATCATTACCCCAACTATCATTATCTCCATTTTTCTAGTGAAATTCCCTAATCTTAAATTTCTTATCTTCATAATATGCTTCAAACCAATGCGCTCCATCACTTCTACCTCCAATAGATACATTAGAGCTGTGAGTGGATTTAGTAGCTGTATCATTGTTAGCAGTATCACCACTCATTTCCTAAGTAACGTGAATGGCATTAATGTAAACAGAAGTATTATCGGCAAAAGTAGGAGTTACATACAGAGTACCGCCATCAGCAGTAATAGCCAAGTCTGTAATAAGCTCCGATTTACACCCCTCAAAGGTAAATAAGCCAGTGGCACTAGCATAGCTATATTTTCTAATCTTTCCGGCTAGTAATACTACTGGATGCTGATAATTGCCATACTTGCACACTTTCAGCTCTTCCTATATAGATTTAAGGGTATTGGTAATCTCTGTTAAATCTATCCCTTCAATATCTCCACTGATATTACTTACTTGATTCTTTAACTTCTCAATCTCATCAGCATTAGCCTATATATTGGTAGTATTGTTTGTAATGGCTGTAGTGTGATTATTTACTGTTGTAATAAGATTGGTAACATTCCCCTCTACAGTGCTAACTCTCCCTTTAAGAGCGTCTATTTCCGTCTTATTGTTTGTAATCCTAGTATCATAGCCTTTAAGAAGCTCTACTATATCAGTCTTAGCCTTAGTAGTAGGGTGTGGAATATATAGATGCTGTTTGGCGTAAATATCATTAGCTTCAACCTCATTAGAAGTAATCTTTAGCTCTACAGTTAGATTACCTCCACCAGTTTCCTCAGCTATATCATCACCATCACTTCCATCTTCATCATCATAAGTAGGCGGAACAATAGCCTAGATAGTAACATTACCATTTACTATCATAGAGCCATCAACATCTTCACCTTCATCCTGCTATCCCCAAATAGTTCTGTTTAGTTCTATGCTAGAAGATTCAGAGCTTCCACCCCTTGAACCACCACCGCTACTACTATTTTTACTTGTAATTCCTTTGCTATATTTAATTAGTTTCATTGGTAATCATTAGTTTTTTCTATTAATTGAGCAGTAACCTAATTGTTTTTGTAATCTATCTCCAGTGTATCTACAATAAAGTATTTACCGCTTAATGTCTTATCTGTTAATAAAGTCCACGGCTTAATACCTAGATTGTTCTTTAGATTACATTCAAATATAATTCGGGGTTGCTGATACTATGATACATTTCTAACTACAAAATGCTCTTCCTGCCTTAGTGTCATTCTGGTAGCTTGATTATAGGTAGTATCTAGATAAACAGAAGTAGAGCCATTAAGATAATCTACAGTAGAATAAGAAGGGGTTTTGTTATCGTATGTGCAAACCTTAAACTTGATTTCATCCATAGGATAAACACTATTATAGCCAGTTACATCATTCGTATATACTGTATCTGCATCAGCAGCTTCATCATTAAGAGCATCATCAGAATAGCCTAACTTAATATCAAAGTCAGAATATAACATTACAAAAGGTGGATAACCGCTATAGCTGTTTTTCTTATCTCTTGCATTGTTCCTTTCATATTTTCCTTTAGTATCTCTATTAGCAAATACAGTTAGCTCTATAGTTCCTTCTAGGTTTTGTGTTGAAGGAATCGTAAAATAATATCCCTCATCATCTACACCCCATAAAGCTCCACAATTATTATAAATCTGCTAATCCTTATCTAGCCAATTACCTACTTTTACATCTTTGGTAGGGTCGCCATAGAATAACTTAAAATTAGCAGGATAATCAACCCATTGCCCTTTATCGGTGTAACTGCCTTCACATTTCCAATACTTATTACCCCATTTTAATCTAGCCCATACATATCCCTCATTCTTATATACTGAAGTTCCGTCTGTATCATTGTGAATATAAGTCTTTCCGTCAAGTGGAAATATACCAGTATAGTTATTATGCCTTCTTATCTTTCCACTAAGGACTATATAAGCACCATCACCACCAAAAACAGTAGGAATATTCTTAGTAATAGTAAAGTATGGATAATTTGTAGTGTTATCGTGTCCTATGTGATAATCATTGTTTAGATTAACTCCTATTATATAGTTAGATAATTTCTTAGTTCCAACATTACCCATATTACAGAGCCTACCAAATAACTCTAATTTCTTTTGTTGGCTAAAGGTGTTCCAATCTCCACCCCAGCTAGCTCTCCATTCATTATATTCTCCTTCACTATAACACTTAGTAAAATATCCTGCAACGTGTGCCCCAAAATACTAACTTAACTGTGAATATTTTTCGGGGTTAAATGTGTCATTACTAACTACTGTGTGGCTAGCATTATTAGAATAGCGTTTTACATTGATTAAGGGATTATTATAGAACTTAGCAATAACTAAGTAATATCTATAATCACCTCTGTTATTTGCTCCACCACTTAATCTAGCTTCTGGTGTAACTCGCTTAATCATTACTAATATAGGCTCTAGCTCATTATTGGCATTTTTAACCATTGCTTGTAAGCTCTCTCTATATTGGCTAGTATCTGTAAGAATGTCAGAAGTAGAAGTAATATTACTGTAATTCCTTTGTTTGTCAAGTCCATCAAATAGAGAATCAATATCACTAAATTCATCAATAACTACACACTGATTAAATAACTCTGATAATGTAACACTTGCACCATTTTCAGCGTATGAATTGCCGTCAATATGATAAGAATGTGATATTTCTACATTAGTAGGAGCTGATATAGTAGAGCCAGTAATATCATATCTAAAATAGCTCTTTCTACCAGTTCTAATAGCATCATAGTCTAGTATATATACATCTTCTCCTTGTGCTGTTATTGTATATCCCATATACTACATTAATTCAAATAAGGTATCGTAACAGTCCCAAGCTACATCATCATCCGGCTAGTTCTCATAATCCTTACTATCAAAAAAATTCTCTTCTGATACACGGATTTTAGATAGTATATTTGTTGTGTCAGCAGCTGTAAGCCTTATATTGTCAGTAATGTAGAGATAACGGTAACACTGACATCTTTTTAATATCTTGAATATGATATTTAAGAAAGTTTCTAAGTTCTTTTTATTAGTCCTAAATGGCACACCTTTTAATGAAGCTATACCATCTACAGCTTCTATTTCCATTACTTCCCTCTCTTCATCCCAATCCTATGTATAAGCACACGGTGTTACATATCCTACCCACTCTACTTTGTTGGTGGATTCATCTATTAATTTAATCTTAGTTCCTTGTGCATTAGCACTATATATATCATACTTCAAATTAGGCGTTATCATTTCTATAGTGGCTCCAGTAGTCTTAATAGGAGCGTAGATAGTTTTTCCATCTGAATCCATAGAAGTTACAAAGGGATTACCACCTAAAGTAAATACTTCTGTATTATTTCCCTTTTCAGTGGTAATCTCAACTTTATAACTAACTCCGTTCAATGAAGTAAATTCACTTGTATATTTAGACATTTCAACGGATTTTAATAGGTTATTTTAATCTACTCTGTTTCTTATCGTAGTTATTCAAGCATCCTTTAAGAGTAGAGCCACTAATCTTAAATTCTACATTTCTCATACCTCCTACAGCACCTCCACCATTAAGAGCATTAAACAGATTGCTCTGCTGCATTGGATTCAATATCATTTCTCCAGCGTTTACTCTAGCTAGCATCTTATCACCGTGAAAAGAGCCACCGCTAATAATACCACCATCAGCAAAGCTACCAGCAAAGGAAGCAAATAGAGCTGTAATAGTGGCTATGATAGATGCTATAGCTGCAATATTAGCAGGGAATGGAAGAGCAGCAGCAGAAGCAGTACCAGAAGCTAGAGCTTCACCCTATTTAGCACCAATAAGAGCAACTATCTAAGGGATTATTTGAGCTACAGCTTGTGCTGATTGCCCTGCAAATTCTAACATTTTCCCGGCTGTACCACCGATAGCACCACCTAGCTAACTAAATGAACCGCCAATAGTATCAATTACTCCAGCCTAGCCTTTAACCTTATCCATAGTAGCAGTAAAGGCTTCATCAAACTCTATCAGTTTTTTAGCATCATCTTCACTAAGATTATTGGCTATTTGCACATCAATTATATGCTGTTGGTCTGTTAAATCAGCTATCTCCTTAGATAAGGCTTTCCATTCATCAGAGCCTACTACTTCCATTTTAAGAGCAGTCTGTTTCTCTGATATTTGTTTCTGCACATAGGCTATAGAACCTTCCTTTGCTTCCGGCTTAACTTGCTTAGGCTCTTCTTTCTTTTCTACAAGTAATCCGTTTCTGATTTTGAGCTGTTTAATCTGTTCCTCTAGAGCTGCCTTCTCTGCATTGATTTCGGCTAGCCTAGCATCAGATACTACAGTATTTTTAAGCTCATCATCTAGCTTTCTGTAAGCCTATTCTAAAGCTGCTATACTTCCTACTTCTGGTGGAGTTTGAGTAGTTCTAGTAGTGTTGGTAGTACCTCTTCTACTTCCTCCACCTCCAACTGAAGGAGTATTAGTAGAAGTATGTGTATTAGTAGGTAGCTCTGTAGTAGCTGTAGAAGTAGATTTAACTGTTCCAGCCTTCATAGGAGCAGGAACGGAAGTAGATTTACCTTCCAATCCTAACCACTGTAAAAAGTCATTCCAGAGCTTCTTAACCTTACCTATAATCTCAACAGCCTTATTATAAATAGTAGTCCAAGCATTAGCAATATTCTAAACAAAAGCGTTATCAGTCAAAGTACCTTTAAGCTGATTCCACTTATTCTAGATACCATTAGCCACATTAGTAGCAACATCCTTTATAGCGTTAAATGCTTTAGCTGCTACAGCCACTACTATCTGTAATACTGTGCCGATTCCTTTTATAATATCGGATAACATTTGAATCTGAATCTTACTGATATTGCAGTTATCAGTAACATCAGAACCAAATAAATCAAAGGTGCTTATAACATCAGAGATTACATTTATAATATCATTCAGTAATCCCATAATATCCATTACTCCATCTGCTATACCCTATAATACTCCAGATTGTCCTAGAGTGATTAATAGAGCATCCCAAGCAGATTTAAGCCTAGTAACAGCACCCTCAAAGTTATCATTATTGATAGTCATTTGCTCATAGGCTGTATTAGTTCCGGCTAGTGATTGTGTGTAACCGTCAAATGTGCTTCTACCTTCTATAAGAGATTTAAGCATAGTTACATTAGATTCACCAACCATCTTAGCTATCTCTGCATCCGATAACTAAGCAGCAGCTAGATTCTCTAGAGCTTGCGACATACCCACAACAGAAGGCTTAAAGTCATTGCTAGCCTTCATAGATAATTGAAGTAGTGTCGATGCTAACTGTGAGCCAGCCACATCAGCAGAGCTAAATTTAGGTGCTACTGTTTCAATAGCAGCAGATAGTTCCACATAGTTCATTCCTGCCGATTTAGCAGCAGTACCAGCCTTCTCAAAAGCTGTATTTAAGTAGGCTACATCTGCTGAACCTTGCTAAGATGATGCTGCCAATACATTGATAATATTGGATGCTTCTGAAGCCGATACACCCATTTGATTCATTACAGTAGTGATACCCTTAGCAGCATCCACTACTTCTATCTGAGCAGCTTCCGCTAATACGTTTGCAGCCTTAGTAACTTCCATCAGAGCATCTTTATCAGATAGGAGTTCTGGAGCTTGTGAACCAATCAGCTTCATAGCATCAACAATATCACTAGCACTACTCTTAAACTCCTTACTCATTTCAATAGCTCCCTTAGATATATCCTGCATAGCTTCATCACTTAATCCGGTCAGTGATTGTAAGCTGTCTAAGTGTGTTTCAAATTCAGCAGCAGCCTTACCTGCTTGTACCATTACAACACCAACAGCAGCCACAGCAGCAGTAGCAGCTCCAGCAGGGGTAGCTATAGCACCCAAAGAGCTAGCAATACCACCGAAGCCACTTCTAGAAGCCACTTCATTAGCAATATTTCTAAGGTTGCCTAATCTACCGTTCATCTAGCCACTAGCACTATCCACCCTTCTAGTAGCTTGATTTACCTAATCTAGAGCTTGCTGATACCTTTGTGCTGCTTGTGCCATCCTCTAGAAGAGTTCACTAGAAGTATCACCAGTAACAGCCAACTGTTCCATAGCTCTTTTAACATCCTTCAGCTTCTTATTAAGTGGTGCTGAAGATTGCTCTATTCGGTTAAATCGCTGTTGTATTGCGTCTAATCGGTTAGCACTTCCACCTAGTTCATTAATGCTTCTTTGTGCATTTCTAATAGTACCAGATAGATTATCCTAACCCTAGAGCCTTACTATATAATCGTTTGCCATATTATTCTGTTATTAAGTTTTCGTATTGTTTAGCCTTCTCCCTCAGTCTAGCCACATCTTCATTAGATATAGCAGTATCAGCATCTTCTTTTTCCCATTGAAATTTAAGTATATCAGTTAGCTTTAACCTTTTAGTGCTGTTGGTCTAGGCTATCATATAGGCTATTAATCTGGACTGTTCCCAACTATCTTTATAAGATAAATACTCATATTCCATAACAGCCTTTACTTCATAAAGCTCCATCTTATCTAATACATACTCTGGTGGATAGTGAAGCCTTAGTGTCAGTATAGCGTATAATTCAGATACACTTAACTTTTTTTTTCACCGTTCTCTTCTGTTACCTCATTAAACAGCTCACTTCTTTTAGTAGAATCTACTATTACCTAGTTGAGCTGTGTAATAAGAGTAGCATCATTATCCAGAGCATCTATAAATTCATCCCATTCTAGAGTAGTATCTGGATTGTTTGCTAGTATCATACTATAAAAGAATAAGCAGTTATCTTGTGTGTTACAGATTTCAAACGGCTTACCAGTTATACGTTCAAATATGAATAATGCTCTGATAGTATATTTCAGCTTATACTCTTTGTTGTTAATCGTAATTGTCATAATAATTAGTATTAAAAAGTAAATCCCTCTATACCCTCTAAACAAAGGTATAAAGGGATATACTTATATTTGAGTTAATTCCTTTATGTAACAAAAAATTTTTTAGACTATGTTCTAGGCTATTATTTTACAAATTCTGTTACACGGTCTTATCTTCATCTAAAGTCATTTCTGATTCCGGCTGTTCACCTTCATCAGCAGGAAGTTCAATCATCTTAGACTTTAATTTTTTTTTACGGGTTTCAGCTCTCCTACTCCAGTAAAATCTACTTTAAGAGTAGCGTTTTCACCGTTAGGAGCGTTCTTTTCTAGATTGGTAATAATCATCTAGCCAGTGTAACCATCATTGCCTTTAGCAGTCCATCCAGTAGTAGGAGCAGCACCTAACTTACCTTCCTCAAAATTAGCTGAATCTCCTTCAAGTGCAAATACACCAGTAATAGGCTTTCTAGCTCTCATATACTCAAAGAGTTCATCAAATCCGATTCCAGCCATAGGGTCGCCAATAAGATTCTCACTAGAGCAGCTCCAGCTTAACATTCCTACTTCTGAAGTCTGCCAAAGTCCACCACTATCTTTAGTAGATGTTTCCTTAGTATCAGCAGAGATACTAAGAGTATGGTTAGTAGCGTATGCGATAGACTTTCCACCAACGAAAAGCATTAAATCACCACCTTTTGTAATCATAGTATTTCAATATTAAATGTAAGTTTTTGTATAAAAGCATCTTCTATATAATCCTCTTCAGCATTAACCAGCTTAATCTCTGATATGCTGATTCCTTCGTACATCCCTCTAGTATGCTCCATTCTACCTAATACTTGTTTAGCTATCTGTAGAGCCTCTGGATAAGTAGAACCTGCTACTATCACTTCTACAGTGGCTAGTTCCTAGTAATTGAATCGGTCTTTAGTATTAGCGTGTGTAAGTCCGCTTCTCCGATATACTATAAATGGATAAGAAGCACCCTAATCAGCAACTAAAGGATATACTTTTGTAGTGCCATCCAGCACTTTATATATTGCTTTACCTATTTCTAATCCGTTCATTAGTTAATATGGTTTAATGATTCTGTTATTGAACTATTTATAGTTTCACCTATATCCTGCTATCTAGCTTCTCTAAAGAAGTATAAGGGTCTAATGCTACCTCTATTAGCTCCACCCCTTCTAAGCCTTCTTTGTGCTGTTCCTTTTTCAAAGAACTTTAGCCTAAAATCTCCTAAGATACTTACAGATACTTCACAGTAATCCTTATCCGCTTTCATTCTCACTCCGCTTACCATAGTCTTACCGTTCCATCTGTTAGGAGTTGAAGCACCAGCACCTAATTTAGCTCTAAGACTTCTTTTAGTTTGGCTAGTCAGTTTCTATCCACCCTTCTTTAGAGCAGTAAACAGAATCTATTTTGTAGAGTCAGAATCCAAAGCATTAAAGAGATTTTGTACCTAAGTATCATCCACAGTTACATTACTCATTTATCAGCTCCGCTTTAATGGTTAAAGATTGAAGTGCCTTATTTTCCTCTAGGGATAATATGCGATACTTTTTATTCTTCCAGATAATCCTCATTCGTTCATCTATCTGGTGATAAATTCTCACTGTAAATACCACTTCATAAGCAAAGATTATTTCATTATTCTCATTAAGCCTATTACCACTTGTATAGGTAACTTGTGCTTTAGTCTTTCCTATGAAGGTTTCCCATCGGGTATAAGATGCTCCAAACTCATCAATAGTAGTAACTGGCTTTTCTACTTTAATTACTTCTGTTAATCGTCCGGCTCTCATATTACGGTATATAATAGTGTTTGTAAGTAGCTAGTAAAAATTCTAAGGTATAAGGGATTTTAGTAGCTGAGGTAAAACTGACAGGCTCTCTATTAGCATATAGATTACCAATCATTAGCAGGATAGCGTGATATACAGATTGAGGTAAAACACCATCCTTTAACAATGAAGCTAAAGGTATGTTCAAATTTGATTCTACAGCATCTTCAGCTACTTGAATAAGAGATATGATATATTCATCATCATCCTTAAAATCCTAGTCTATTTGAAGATGCTTCTTAGCTTTACTTAATGTAACATACATAGCTTATAAGGTTTAAGAAGCAGAAAGTAGAGTAGGCATTAAAGCCTACTCCATTTCCACAGATTAAAAACACTAATTATTACTCAACTACTCCAGCTACAAAGGCTTCAGAGCGTCTAGGTTTAGCATCAAAATAAGCGTTAATAACAATTCTTACCTTGCCATTAGCAGCTTGTGTATAAGGGTCAATAAGTAAATCAATAACTCCCCACTGAGCAATTACATAATCAGAGAAGTTACCAAGTACAACACCCTTAGCAGCAGAAGTACAAAGTACCTTGATACCATTAATTTCACCATCTTCCATTACAAAACCATTATCACCCTTAGCAGCCTTGCGAAGAGCAGCCTTAGCTTTAGGAGATACAATGTAAGTAAACTCTCCACCTACATTAGCTTCCTCAAGCTCAGATTCCATATCTACAGTACCAGCATAAGTAAGAGTAGCAGCACTAGCACCATTGAAGATACCAGCAGGAGTTTTAGTAGAACCAGCAGCATCACCAAGTATAGTAGCTTCAAGTTTATTGCTGATAGCCTTTACAATATCATTTCTAAGCATAGCTTCAGCACTTACAGAATCCTGAAGTAAGAACTGCTTGCTAACATCATAATAAGCAGTAAGGCGTTTAGGCGAAAGTTCAACCTCAGAGAAAGTACCAGCTCCATCAGAAGCAGCAGCTACTTCATCTTCCCAAGTTACAGTAGAACCGCTATACTTAGGGATAGATACATTACCAACAAGTCCGGTCATAAGGGTAGCTCCGGCTTGTGCCATTACTAAGTTAGCTCTAAGTGGCTCTAGAATATTCAGCTTATCTTCTGCAACAGCTTCCATACCAGCAGTAGCTACAGTAGCTTGCACATCAGCACGCTCTTCTATTGGAAGCTGAATCTGTCCGTTAAAAGAAAGTCCAGATTTACGCATTTCAGCCTTAGCAGCGTTTACTACCTCTGCACTTCTTTCATCAAGTGGCATATTGTTAGCCACACAATTAATAGCTTTAATTAAAGAAAACTTTTCCATTTTTCTAATTTGTTTATTGTTATTATCAATTTGTATAGTGTTATTAATCTGTCTAAGTTCCTCATCTGCTTTTTCAATCTCTTCAATGAGTTTATTATAGTTAGCAGATTCATCATCTGTTAATTTCCTAGATTCTTTTTCAGCTCCAGATAAAATAGATTCGGCTTGAATCTTTAGCTGTTCTTTGTGGTCGATAAGTTCTAGTGAGTTCATTTCAATTTATTTCTAAGTTCTTTATAATAATTGGCTAGCTCTTCCTTCTCCTGCTGTTTGATAGCGTCTAATCCACGGCTATCAGCTTTTACAGAAGTGGCATCATAAGCAGCTCTATACACTGGCGATACATCAAATAGCTCATTAATGCTATTGATAGTTCTTAGATAAGTACCATTCTCCATTTTACTCCAGCTATCTTTTCCTACTGTAAAGGCAAAGCTAGAAGTAGAAATATCACCTCTTCTAAGTCCTTCTAACAGTTCATCACCTAGAGCTGTATTAGGTGCTTCAAAAGTGTACTTTAAGCCAATTTCATCTATCTCTAAGGTTAAGCTACCTTCTCCTTTATTGCTTCTAGCTAATACACCTCTATCCTCATTATGATTAAGTAAGCAAAGCACATCCGACTTCTCTACTACACCATCTAAGGAATTAGGGTCTATTCGTTCAATGAAGCCACCTAAATCATTAGAATCACTATTAAATACTATTGCATAACCGCTAACAGTTCTGGATTCCGGCAAAATAGGTGTTATTTCGTTATTACTGTTTCTAATTTCTTTTATCATAGCTTTTTTACTCTTTCTATAAATATTACAGTATTTTGTGATACAAAATCAAATATCCTCTGAAGTCATATCATCCTCATAGGAGCTAGCACTGTATTCAACTCCATCATATAAAGGAGCTAATTGTTTCAGAGATTCCATTTCAGAAGCTATAAAGGCTACTCTTTCAGCTTCCTCAGCATCATCAAATAAGTAGAAATAATCAGTTCCCATAGTGGATAGTAATAACTTCACCATCTACAATATCCTCTATCTGATTGGCTAGATTCTCTGTTACACATACCATTCTCTAGGGTATGGAATTACCGTATTTAGTATATAGCTTTCTATCCTCATTAGTTGAGGTGAAGTAGAAGTAAGTGTAATCCTGCTTAGTAAAGCTATCAGTAGTAACAGTGCTAGTAATATTCTGAGAATCTATATCAGCTCTGCTTACATCAGCTATATAACGCTCATCCATTCTGTTTATAGCTTCTCTAGTAGCCTTATCTACTATCTCATATTCTACTCCATTGATATTAATTTTAGTAATCTCCATAGTATCAGAATTTATATGTTATTTCGGAATTGCATCTAACTAACCAGTTCCCAAATCTAAAGAGCTTATACTGTTTAGCTCCAGAAGGAAAATCTATAGTTACTAGAGAGTAATCATCATCCCATCCATTGAAGCACTAGCATCCAGCAGAAAGAGAATAGAGATTTTTGTGAGTAGCCGGAACTAAAAGAAAGAATGTTTTTAGTGGTGTACCTCCAGTGGATAGCCAGTTATGCCTAATAGAAATTGGAAGGTCAGTATTAGCAAATACCTTATTATTCACTTTATCTTTACTGAGAAGAGCAGTAAGATAGCTGTATGTAATAGGAGTATCTTTATCAGTTTCATCCATTACTCCAGCAAAAATATTGCCTTCTGCAAAGGCTTCTACTTCCTCTACTTCTGCTGTCTTATGCTCTAGCTCCTTTATACGATTAAGCAGCTCATTAATCAAAGTCTGAGCTTCATTATCCTTAATCTTATAAGTAACACCATTGAAAGTAATTTGAGTAATCTCCATCAGTCCACTTCAATTATATAAAGTCCAGATTTACTTTCAACAGCTTCAACCCTCTTAGTAAGAGCTTCTATTTGCTTCTGAGCTTCTGTATCTTTAATCAGATACTCTTTACCGTTTATATTTACTTTAATTACATTCATTCTATTTCCCTCCAAGTTAAGCAGTTGTTAAGTTCATCTACATCTTTCTTTAGCTGTTCAACATCATTAGAAATTATATCTAACATCTGTTGAGCTTGCTTATCGGTAACTTGAAATTCTTTACCACCTATGATAACCTTTGTTAGCTTAGTTTCCATAATGATTAATGTGTTATAGTCCAACCTTTAGAAGTTGCTATACTAATTTGCTCATCTGTCAAAGTGCTGTAAGTATCAGCACTAAATTTTATACTTCTTGCCTATGTTACAGTTTCCAATCCGTTTATAAATACCATAGCTGAATCATTTGTAAGTGGACTATAAGATAAGTCAATATTAGCCTTAATACCTTTTATAGTGCCAATTACATTAGTGAGCTTATTACAACGTAAAAAAGTGCTGCTAAAACCAATGGCATTAGTAAAATCCCAACCATCTATGTTAAGCGTTTCTAGTTTATAGCAATTTGAAAATAAGGAGTTAAACACTCTTATCTTTGTAATATCCCATCCACTTAAATTAAGTGTAATAAGCTCTATACAATACTCAAACATATTGCTCAATCCTGCAACCTTAGAAGTATTCCAGCTTCTTAAATCTAGAGAAGTAAGGGCATAACAGCTATTAAATGTTCCAGCCATATTAGTTACATTCTCTGTATTGAAGCAATTTGTATTTATATCGGTTAATCCTTCACATCTACAGAATAGATTATAAAATGTAGTTGCAGTGGAAGTATCTGGAAAAGAAGTAATCTCTTTTAACTGTTTATTGCTTGTAAAAAATGGTATGTCTTTTACTATACAACTAAATTCCTTTGTCGTTGGATTTACTGCAATATTTACTACACTACCAGTAGAACTATTAGAATAGTACCAATAATCCTCATCAGCAGCAGTATCAGCAAATCTACCTACTAGATTAGTTGGAAGATTATTTAACCCCCATACTAATACATCCCCATTATAAATGGCATTAATAGGAGTGTATGTTTTATACACTCCCACTAAGCCCTTACTAGTTCCGTTCATTACTCTTCAGTTATATAGTAAAACGTCTTATTATCCTTCACTGCAATAGCATCATATTCGTCTTGTGTACCTACCCAGAAAGTAGGGGTAGCATCTACCTTAGCCTTATCAGCAGCAGTATAATCATTAGTAGATAGTCCTTTACCAGATACCTTATCTACCTTTCCACTTATATCCTAATGCTGTGTAAGATACTGTGAATGGTCTATAGCTTCAAGTGTGGCTACCCTTCCTTTAAGAGCAGTATCATCATACTCAGAAGGAAGCTCACTCTTCTTAGCATAGTCTGCTAATGATTGATGCTCTGTAAGATATTTAGCATCAGATTCAGCCTTAGTATATGAATCGCCTACATTAGCCTTACCACTTATATCCTAGTGTTCGGTTAAATAGGTATCTTCTGCTTCTGTTTTAGTTAGATAATCGCTAAGTTGAGCTGATACATCTACACCAGCTACAGCAGCATCTACTTCAGCTTTTGTATATACATCAGCAGCATTAGCCTTAGCTGCTACTTCCTCTTTAGTGGCTACTGTTTCACTCCACTAATTAAAACTATCAATAGGTAATCTAGCTTCTGCAATAGCTTTTAACTGATTGCCTAGAGTATTAACCTCTTCTTTAGTATAGGTATCATCTTTATCAGCCTTAGTAGCTAATTGAGCATCTACATCAGCAGTCTTAGCATAAGAAGCCATATCAATAGCATCTATCTTATCATCTATAGCACCTACTAGAGTATCTACCTCCGTTTTATTGTAGGTAGATTCTCTAAGTTGTGCTATAAGGTTTTGAGCTTCCTTATCAGTTAAGTTATATTCAATCCCTTTTAGATTGATTTTAGTTATATTTGCCATAAGTCATTAAATATTAATTATAAGAGTTTCATTTTCTACTCTAAATCCTGCTTTAATAGCAGCTACATCAGCACTTACAGTATCAACAGAATCAGATATAGTAGATTCAGCAGCTTTAGCTCTGTCTGCTTCTGCCTTGATAGCATCAGCATTTTCCTTTTCAGCTCTCATAGCTCTAGCAGATTCATCAGCTACACTATTGGCTACAGTAACATTCAGCTTGCTAATCTCATCATCTGTATAGTGTTTGGCATCCTCTAAGCTATGTGCAATAGAACCAATAACAGTATTATCACCATTGATAATATCAATTTTATCAGAAAGAGCCTTTTCAGCATCCTTAGCACGGCTTACTTCTGTAGTAAGGTCAGTGGCTACCTTATTCTCTGCTGCTGTAGCTCTGGCTACTTCTCCAGTGATAGCTGCATTAAGTTCGGTTTCCTTAGCTGTAGCTCTATTGGCTTCAGCAGTTACGGTATCACTTACAGTAGAGAGTGAATCAGAAAGATTCTTTTCTGCTTGTTTGGCTCTGTTTACTTCATCAGTAACAGTAGTGCTAAGATTACTTACAGAATCGGCTACAGCACCTTCAGCGGATTTAGCTCTAGCTACCTCAGTGGCAATATCAGAGTTAATAGTGGCTACCTTTGTATCTACATCAGATTTAGTATATACATCGGCACTATTGGCTTTTCCTGCTAGTACACCATTGATAGCATCAATAGCATCACCATTACCATTAAGTACATTGGCTATCTCTCCAAGTGTATCTAAGGCTTCTGGAGCAGTACCAATTACATCCTTAATTCTAGAATCCACTTCTGCCTTAGTAGCATAAGTAGCAGCATTAGTATCAGCATCAGTAAGAACCTTATTTTTAAGAGCTGTAAGGTTAGTGGTAATATCGGCTTCTACAGCCTTAGCCCTAGCAATTTCAGAAGTGAGGTTAGAAGCATTAGTATCAGCCTTAGATTCTATTCTAGCTTCCTCTGCTTTTGCCCTGCTGATTTCAGCAGTAACAGCAGCACTTACTTCATTCTCTTTAGCTGTAGCTCTAGCCACTTCATCAGATACAGCCTTAGTAAGCTCTGCATCCTTATCAGTAGAACGTTTAACTTCATCGGATACAGTTCCACTAAGAGCAGTAACAGAATCAGCTATTTCATTCTCCTTAGCTGTTGCCCGGCTTACCTCTGCATTGATAGCATTAGTAAGAGCATCAACATCATCAACTCTATCAGCTAGTTCAGCAGCTATCTTATCATCGAGAGCTTTTTCTGCTGCCTTAGCTCTAGTAACCTCTTCAGTAATAGCGGTGTTTAGTTCATCCTCTTTACCAGTGGCTCTAGTTATTTCAGCGGTCAGATTATCAGCTACAGCCTTCTCTGCTGCCATTGCTCTAGCCTTCTCTGCATCAATAGCATCAGTTACTTCTGTGTTCTTATCGGCTACAGAAGATTTAAGAGCTTTAAGAGCGTCTGTAATATCCTTCTCAACAGCCTTAGCACGTTCAACTTCAGAAGAGATAGAACCAGTAAGCTCATTATCCTTAGTGGTGCTTCTATTGACTTCATTAGTTATAAGAGTTTCCAGCCTATTCTCTTCAGCTTTAGCTCTGTTTACTTCTATATCAAGTTCCTGCTTATGCTCTCTATCCTTCTCTAAGGAGCGTTCAATTTCATCACCTAGATTCTCTACTACCTCATTAACCTTATTGTTAATAGCGTTCTCTCTTTCAATGGCTCTATCAGTTTCAGCATTAAGAGAATCTGTAAGCTATTTTTCAGCAGCCTTAGCTCTGTTAGATTCAGCTTCAATACTATTTCTAGTAGTAGTGATTTCAGCAGTTACCCTATTAATCTCAGTAGTAAGATTAGTGGCTATCTCATTCTCTCTAGTAGTAGCTCTACTGATTTCATTATTAAGAGCAGTATTAAGAGTATTAGTAGCTTCCTCTACTTCCTCAGAAGCTCCTTCTTTATTCTCTTTAATAAGTTTATGAAGTTCTATATCCACTTCATTACTTCTCTTAATCTCATCATTGAGCTTATCCATAATAGCCTTATCACTAGCATCACCAGCTTCTTTATTAGCCTTGATTAGCTTGTGAAATTCTATATCTACCTCATTGCTTCTCTTTATCTCTTCCTCTAACTTATTAGTATATTCATTAGTAATATAGTGATTAATCTACTTATCGCCAAGTTCCCTAGCTATTCTCTCTTCCTCAATCAAATCCTTAATATACTCTAGAGTTTGATAGTTTACAGGGTTAGCAGGAACTTCATTAAAGTTACAGTTACGCCAGTAAATATCAGTAACTACCTCTTTTACTTTGTTATACATACAATCAGTGTGCTTAAATGCTGAATCGTATTTAGCATAGTCATAAGTATAGCAGAGTACACCAGATTCTAGAGTATTCATAAAGTAATCGGGTATAGCTATTCTATCTACATTTCCCTTAGTTTCAATATCTCTCTTATTAAAAACTAGGTAGTTATTTCTGTTAGCAGTCCATACATACAGCTTAAAGTGTGCTGTATCATTTACCCTTAACTGCTTGCCTTTAATATCCTCTAGGTCTAGGATAAGGATTAAATCACTTCCGCTTTTAATTTCCATTTTAGTTATTCGTTATCAGTTAGTATATCAGTTTGTGTATCAGTTTTCTCTTTAATGGTATTGGTGTTTTCCGGCTCACTAGATACAGCTCTTTCTAAAGTCTGAATATTAACCTATACAAAGGTATTATCACCACCTTCTATAGCTTCCATATCCAACTGCTTTCTAATGTCATTAGGACTAACCACACCGATATTAAAGAGCGTCTGATAGTAATTGGCTAGTGATTGCTTATCTGCCCTCAATAAAGTGGCTGTATCAAATCTCACATCTATTGAATCCTTCTCTGAAGGCTTATACAGCTTCCTCTCAAACTCCAGTTCTATCTTCTCTAGTAATGGTGATAGTGTTTCAGTAAGGAATGATAGGTTAGTAGCTTCAACAGTAGAGTAACTTGATTTAGTTAAATCAAATGCCTTTACTGGAGATACCCCAAAGAACCTACATATATCTACTACATTAAACTGCCTAGTTTCCAATAGTTGAGCATCTGTAGGATTAACTGTAATTGGCTCAAATGATAGATTACCCTCTAATACTGCAACACCGTTAGGAGTACCAGTAGCAGGGCTAAAAGCCATCTGCCAACTTCTTTTTAGTTCGTTCTTTTGTTGGCTGTTAAGATTAGTGGTAGTTTTTAATATACCAGCTAGATTAGCACCTCCCTTAAAGAATCCGGCGGCGTGTGCTTCTGCATCTGTAGAAAGTCCTAATGTGTTCCTAGCGTGTCTAAGAGTAGATACACCTTCAATTCCATCATAACTAAAATTCTTAATATGAATCATATTACAGCTTTCAACCGTTCCAAGTCCGGCTATACTGTAAGATACAGATTCTTTAAGGTTTTTAGGTCTAATGATAGTAACCAGTTCAGCAGGGATAAAGTGTAATCCAATAGCATCACCCTTATTATCCCTCTCTATATAAGCATATCCATTACCCTTTAATAGAGTAGATACTATCATTACCTTTATAAAGTCAAATCTAGTCATTCTAGGATTAGGCTCTTTATTCAGCAGCTTGTAAGTAGGGTGTGAAGTGAATTTGATTTTATACCCTTGACTATCCATCTTATAAGGCTCTAGTGGAAGCTAGGCTACTGAATCAGATATTACCTCTACACATCTGTAAACAGTAGATAGTAACATAGATTTCTCAGTAGTATAGTTAGTGGCACAATTATAAGAAAGATAATCACCGAAGTAACTTCTTTCCTCTACTTTTGGCTGTTCAGTTCGTTTCTTTCCAAATCCAAACATAAGTAGTTATTATTAGATTATTAATATTTCATTAGAATAGTGTGGCACTAGTAAATACATACCCAAAGCCTATATCATAGCTATCACACCATCTATCTTTTTAGCCTTAATATCTTTATTAGGCTTCACATTGCCATTATGGTCTGATTTAAGGGTAACATTCTTAAAGCACCATCTATTTATTTCATTGTTATCTATTACTGCTTTACCAGATAAGATTAACCGCTCCATTTCTCTAGTAGGCTTATTGAAGTTACCTAGTGTTTGTGGATATTCCTCTAAGGGTAATCCTAGTTCTGTTGAGTGAATCGCCCACTGAGTAGCATTATACTTATCATATCCGATAGCCTATATATTGACTATTTCACTAGCTTTAATCATATCATTAGTAATATAGTCATAATCGGTAACATTACCCTCTGTAACTTTCAGTAATCCCATCTACTTCCAATACTTGTAAGTTTCTCTATCCGGCTTCTCTTTTAATGCTGATTCTGGTAAATAGTAATCCGTCTTAAAGTAGTATATACCATCTTTCTCTACTAAGTAAGATACCGCTGTAAGGTCAGAAGTAGCTCCTAAGTCAACTCCAATATAGCAGGGGCATCCTCTAAACTCTTCCAGATTGATTTTCTTAGTATTTCTAACTATGTAGGATTCTGGTAGCCATACAGAAGCACTATCACACCATAGATTAAGTGTTTTAGTTTTCACTCCAACTTCCTCACTAGGATTATTGATAGCACTTTTAACCTATTCTTTTATATATTTCTTAGTAACAGTAACATCCAGATTAGGAGTACATTTTACCCAGTTGTTTTCATCAGTCCAATCATCTTCATCATCTAAAGAGTAGATAGCAATAAACATACTATCATCCTCTTTTAGTCCATTTAATATTTCAATAGCTGTAGAGCGTAGTTTGTAGCAGGGTAGAGTTTTATCAAATCCGGCTGTAGTAATAGTGCATAAATGCGGATTCTACCTCATACCCATAGAAGATTTAATAACATCCCTTACCTTACTGTTCTTAGCAGAGTGGTATTCATCCACCAATCCAAAGCTAGCGTTAAATCCGTCTAGCTTGCTATCATCAGCAGCAAACACCTTTAACTTACTATCATTAGCATTTAATAGGATGCTATCTCTATAAGCCTTCAATGCCTTAGCTGAAGGGTCTAGCTGTTTGGCAAAGTTGGAGCAAAAACTAAAAGCTATCTTAGCCTAATCCTTACTATTGGCTGCTAAATCCACTTCAGCACCATCTTCACCATCAGCTATCAGAAAGTACATACATAAAGCAGCAGCTAAGGCTGTTTTACCATTCTTTCTACTAACTTCTATGTAAGAACTTGTAAAGCGTCTATCTCCATCTTTCCAATAGAATCCGATTATATTAGCCACTATAAACTGCTACCACGGCTCTAGGATAAATGGCTATCCGCTACTCTTTCCTGCAAAGTGTTTCAGAATCCCTATAAAGGATATTGCATTATCTACAGCATCCTCTCTAAATTCTAAATCCTCTCTTTCTAAATCGGATAGAAAACGCTTACAAGCTAGCTTTATATTCTCACAACATACTACCTTATCTTCTACCACATCTACAGCATACTTATAGTATGGCTTATTCATTGTGATATTTGCAATAGTATTTCTTATAAATAGTTCCCTAGTGTTTATACTTCCAGCTTCCATTAATGTTAGCTGTGATATTGGAAGCCTTACAGCCGATAAATTTAGCTGCTGCTGTGATACTGTCAAAAGAACCAATCACTTCATCAGTTTCCACAGAATACACATCGACGGCTTTTTTAAGCCAGTCCTTACTCTTTCCCTTCTAAATATAAGGCTCTGGATGAATCGGCTTAAATTCAATCTCTGGACTTCTAAAATAGTATTTCTTTTTGCATACTGTCTTAGTTACTCCACTACAGTTATTTCTAATGGTAGATACTGGTATTCCAGTTTTATTACTAGCTTCTAAAGTAGAGTTAAATCTACCTAGAATGGCATCCGTTTTAGCATCATACCAGATAACAGATTTAGCTTTATTGGTATAGGCTCTATCAATCTCCCCATAACGGAAATATATATTACCCCTAATAGGGATTCCCTTATTACTCTTCCTTACAGTATCTCTAGACACATCAAACTCATAAGCAGCTATAGAAGCGGAATCAAATACACCTATCTACTCATTTGTAGTAGCATCATATACTTTAACTTCTATGCTCATACCTCTATAATTTGTAAACCAGTAGCTAGCTCTTCTACATCATCCTTTATAAAGCTGAATATATGAGCTAGTACATCAACAGTCCAACCATCACCTAAAACATCAGCAGCTTCTTTATCGGTCAGTAAATCACAGTAGCCTTTTGGCATAGTCTGTAATCTTTCCCTCTCTGCCTTATTCAGATACCTTACATCATTGAAGATAGGAGAAGAGCAAACAATATCACTAGCTGCCATCCCTCTAAAGTGTTCATCATAATAATCCTTACACTTCTCATAATGCTCTTTATTTCTAAAGATAAGAGTGGTGAAGGCTTTAGCATAGAATCTGTGAAACATCTTTACAGGTGTTTTAAGTGGTCTGCTATCCGATACAAGCAAACACCTAGCCTTTTCTAAAGGGCAATATCCACTATCTAGAATATCATTTACCACTATTCCCTTATCAGTTGGAACTGTAATATTAGGAATATTGGTCCAGTATAATCTAGGTCTATTCTAAGCAGATACTAGATTACTGTTAATGGCTATTGGCTCTACTCCTAAGAGTTCAGATAGTTTAGCCTAATCAGCCTTTTTCATTCTTACATTCTCTAGTAAGAAGTATTTAGGTTTAAGCTCTTTTAGCAGTCTGTAATATTGATAAAATAGGCTACTCTTTTCTCCCTCTAATCCTGCAACAGTTCTATTAGCTAAAGAGAAGTCCTAGCAGGGTGAACCACCTATAAGCAAATCAATCTTAGGAAGAGTGGAAGCATCCAACTTAGTTACATCCCCTAACTGTATTGTGTCCGGGTAATTGCTCTAAGTAACCTTAATGGCTATATCCTTTATTTCAGATGCAAAGTATTTATCTACCTTTATTCCTGCCTTCTCTAATGCGATTCTACCGCAACTGATACCATCAAATAAACTTAGTACATTCATCTTACCTCCTTCTCTTTCTTTTTGTTAGACTTTATAAAGGCTTCTAAAGGTGATTCAGTACCAGTATTGGCATCCAGCTTAGGTAGCTTAGTTCTAGCCTTAGCTGTCAATCCAAATTCTGCCATTACCTTCATTGCCTAAGTTTGTGCATCCTTAGCTATCTTAATAGCAGGGTGAGGTGATAAGTTACCCCTATCCGACACAACCGTTAAACCATCTTTTTCTAGCTGTTTTGAAGCCTTTATAAACATAGAGTAATTTCTGGCTAACATTGTAAGAGCTGCTGTATCAACATCCTCCATTACTCCATTCTCTTCAAGCATTTTCAGCACATCCTAGATATAGGTTTTGGCTTCATCCTCTATATCTACTGGAATAATAAATTTAGTGTTCATATTTTGTAATAAATTAGTGTTTAATAATCATTTATCATTATAATCAGCCATCAGAAATATTCTCTTCATCGGCTTCCCTTTTTCTATTAATTATACAGAAAAATGTGATACAAAATCTTTCATCATTTATAAAGTGGAATCACTGTGATACGCTAAGTAACATCTTACAAATCAATCTACAACTAAATTTAAGAATGTGATATTTTTATTTTGGACTGTCCGAAAAAAGTATTATCTTTGTATATAAGTTAAAAAACAATAAATCAATATATTATGAAAGACAAAAGTAGCAATAAAGAAGCCCAATTAAGAGTTAGGTTAACTCCACACCAATCTTTAATGTTAGATGAAATGTGTGAGCAATTTGAATTAACTAAATCCGCTCTGATAAGATATATTCTGGATTAGTTTATAAAACAGTATGAAGATATAGATGATTGAAGTAAGGAGTAGCTATAAAAGGAAATAGGTAAACATTGATAAAGCCATTCCTAATAGTGAAGTAAGCCGATTACTACAGCTCCATTACAAATACCTTCATTCTCGCTTAGTAAAGTCTGATAGGGATGAAGGTATATTTAATGATACCTACTTAAAACTCACTTATAACTATAATCCTTCTAAGGATTTCATAGAGTAGTATATTTACTACTTCAAGCTCCTAAAAGGAGCATATTATAGAGATGATAAAGTGGCTAACTACTATGTGGAGTTAGTAGAAGTGTATGATAAAGTAGATACTGCTGTTTACTCCGACACCAGTTTCAGCAGTGAATTAGATACAGCTCAACCCAAGAGAGATAAACGTAAACTAACCGACTTAAAAAAGGAGATTCAAAGCTATGCCATATCTCAAAAAGCCTACAAAAGAAAAACCATTAAATCAGATAAGAAGAGCTGAGAGATAGAAAATCTACTAGAGCCAAAGGTGGAAGGCTCTTAGATTAGCAAAGCTATCAGAATAGCCACTATGCGAAGTGTGCCTAAGTAAAGATAAGATTACCCCTGCTATAGATGTTCATCACAAAGATTCCTTCTTAAACTATGAAGGATTAGAGAGATTAGCTAAAGCCTATGATTCAGATAACTTATTATCCGTCTGCAAAGAGTGTCATAGCTTCCTCCACCGGAACGGCACAACACACGGATATTTGACGCCTACCTAATTAATAATCGTAGAGAATAATAGATACACATACAGTATAAGATAGATTCTTAGATATAATTTCTTTTTACTTAATAGGGTTGCAGATAACTAGAAAATCAGATAAAAAGCAGTGCATTAGATAGCATATTTTAATATTCACAAAAGAGCAATATAAATATCCGTTAATCATTTCATTCTAGAGTTGAATATTAAAGTTTGTGATAGAATTATTTTGGTGGCTGTCAGAAAGTTACTATCTTTGTAGTAGAAAATTGAGCTACAATCATCTGGCGTTTTTCCCAGAAATTCTCTCATAATGTTTTTGAAATTTGAAGATTGGGGGGTAGAAATACCCCTAATTTTCGGATTTCAATGTTACAGAAAGTTACAAAAAATAGCCTAGTAGATACTATAAAAAAGTAACACTACTAAGCAGGGAACTAAATCGGCTTCTAAAGCTCAATCTTTCCCGATTAGCACAGCCGGAACTGCCGATTTTGAAGCTCAGAGCAGCGTAAAAACTTTTTTCAAAAAAAGTGTAATTTTTATTTTGGACTAAGAAAAAAGTTGTTTATATTTGCTTATAAGAAATTGAGAATGAGCAACTAACATATTTCTCTGTTCCAATCATTTCTAGGAACATATCATTTTACTATCTGACTTTTTAGCTGTAGAGATACAGCTAAATTCGGGGAATTGGGGTAATGGCTAGCCTAGTAGTTCAGCATACTACTGATAACAGTTCGATTCTGTTATTCTCCACTTTACTAGCTCGCTGTTCGTCTAAATTGCGGAGTTGGTGAGATTGAAACATAATTAAATTTTATCATCTGACATTTATTATCAGAATATTAGGCGTTGAGATAACGCCTATATTTTGCCTTCAAGTGTAACCAAAATCTGCAAAAAATACCCTTATATACAGTAAAAAAGTTACACAACAGATTTCAAAGAATTAACCTTAGATTACTCTTAGATAAGAATATTACTTTATAGATTATCAGTTACAAATTTCAAAAAAAAAAAAAACATTATGAAAACACTTAAAATTGAATCCTAGAACGGATATTTGAACTTAACAGATTTACCACATAATTGCATCTTTAATAAAGTGATTACTGGATGCGGTGGAACTACCATAGCTCTCTTTAATAGTGAGAATTATGTAATAGCAGTACCTACTACAGAGCTTATTACTAATAAGACTGGTCTTATAGATGGTGGAGTAGCAACTATTACTAGTCCTACCGGAGAAGAGCAAACAGTATTCGGATTATTCGGTACTTTCTCCTATGCTCTTAAAAAGGAACTGAAAGAATATCTAGCCAGCTCTGGCATTAAAAAGATTATGTGTACCTATGATAAGGTTGATGCTCTTGCAAAGATTCTGAATCCTGCTGATTATAGATTACTAGTGGATGAATACCACGGTTTACTAAAGGCTTACAGTTATAGGAGTAGAGCTATAAACGGTGTACTATCCAAATTTAGAAGTTACAAAAGCTCCTGCTTCTTATCAGCCACTCCTATAGATGCTGATTTTAAGCCTTCAATTTTAGAAGGACTTGATGAATATAGAGCTGATTGGGGTGATAACATTGATAGGCTCTTTGTAAAACTAGAGCAAACAAATAAGCCATATCTTAAAGCAGCTCACATTATAGAAGCCTATAAGAAGGATGGATATGTAACAGTAAATGGTGATATGAAAAGCACTGAAGCCTTCTTTTTCATCAATTCAGTAACAGATATAGCAGCTATACTTAACCACTGTAATCTTACAAATGATGAAGTTAAGATAGTATGTGCTGATACCCCTGCAAATAGAAAGAAGCTAGCCGGATATACTATCAGCAACAGTAGAGCAGCTAATAAGAAATTTACATTTATCACCTCTAAATCATTTGAAGGAGTTGATTATTATAGTGAAGATGCTCTATGTTATGTAGTAAGTAACAGTAATAGTAAGAATACTCTTCTAGACATAAGCACCGACATTTACCAGATAGCAGGAAGGATTAGAACGGCTACCAATCCCTTTAGAAATTTGATTATCCATATCTTCAATACAGCAGGGCAAAGAAGGATAGAAGATATTGAGTATAATGAATTAGTGGATAGAGTAAATAAGGAGCTTAAAGGTACTAAGTTAATTTTAGATTTTGTAAATCAGAATCCAGAAGCTAAAGATGGTGCTAAAAAGTCATTAAATGAAGAGTATGTATATACAGATGAAGATGGACTATATAAAGTGAATGATATGGTAGCCAAATTAGAGCTATACACCTTCCGCTTAGAGCAGAGTATTTATAAGAATGGTATAGCACTTAGAAAAGCCTATGAAGGCACTGGAGCTACTACTACCGATATTGACTATACTAGAATTGATGAAACAATGGATAAAGCAAAGAAAATAAGTTTTAAGGATGCTTTTATAAGATATGCGGAACTAAACAGCAATAAGTTCCAGCTAGGTATAGATTCAGAACTAGAATACCTAGTAAATGCTCAACCTCTAATAGTAGATGCTTATAATAAGCTAGGTAGTGATAGAGTAAGAAAGTTGAGGTACATTAAGAAGGATATAGAGAAGGCTCTATGTGCTACCGAAGATAATAAGAACCTAGATACAAAGATAGCTAAGATACTGTATAGCTCCCTTCAGTTAGGATTTAACAGCAGTGCAAGTATTAAGAGCAGCATTAAAGAAGCCTATGAATTAGTTGGATTGACTGATAAGGCTAAAGCCACTGATATTATAAAGTGGTTTAATGTGGATGAAAAAACTCTTAGGGTAGATGGTAAACCCACTAAAGGCTATATCTTAAACTCTAAAAAATACATATTCGGATGATATATTTAGTTGAGAAATATAATTAGGTTGCTCTAGTAAATGAGATTCAAAAAGGATAGAGATTACTTGCTATGTGTGTGAATAATGAGCCGATACCTAATCTTTAGAAGCAGAATCAGATAATAGATTACTTTAATGGATTAGCAGGGAATAAGATACTGTTTACTGAATCCCTGCTATTCTTAGAAGATAAGATTTCAACCCTTTATAATGAAATAACTAACCTTTAATAGCTTATGATGATGTTAAAAGCTAAATGTATGATGATAATGAGAATGAAGCTAGATATAAATAAGAGAATAAAATGGATAAATTTGATAAAGCAGAATAGACTGGAAGAGCCTTATTCACAACAATATTACAGTAGCTCTAGGTTTCCGATTATTAGGAAGCTACAGAGAAATATGATACTCTAGATATGTTCTTTACCATTAATGAGAAGTACACTGGAGTAGAGATAAAGAAGAGAGATAAACAGTTTGAGAGTTATCCTACTTATATGATGGAAGTGTATAAGTTTAAGGCTCTCTGGTAGAGATTGAAAGATAATGAGTTTGAGTAGATATACTATGTTAACTTCTTTGGTGAAGATACAGTGTATATCTTTCCACTTAGAAAGATTGCAGAAGGCATTAAGAAGGGCAAAGTAATAGTTACTTCCACTTATGCCAATAAGACTACAGCAGTATTCTAGGGTAAAACAGAGAAGAGAATACTACTGATTCCTAAAGAATATGCTGCTAAACTAGTCAGAATAGATAATAAATGGTATAACGCTAATAAACTTAATAAACAATGATACTAACAGTAATACACATAATTTTAATAGTCCTGCTTGTACTAGCAGTAATCAGATTATTCCTTACCGATTACCTAAGACAAAAGGAGCAGAATGAAACAAAAGCCTTAAAGATGGAAGTTAGCCAGAATAGCTAGATATTTGATATACTTGTTTTAATAGTCTTAACCTTAATATTTTAACCGATATGATAACACTGATATTACTCCCCATATTCTTACTACTTACTTATCTCTTTTATAAGAAAACAAAGAGCAACATTTTAGAAGATAAACCAATGCTTAAAGGAGCTGATTTATACCTCTTAGGAATGATAGTTATACTTCTATTCACCATAATCTTCCCCTTTATATGAAACGGATAGCAGCAATACTTATAGCACTTATAATCGGATTCGGCATAGCTTTTGCTAAGTCCGATTATAAGAACCCAGTAGAATCTCAGATAGTAGCAGAGTTAGTAATACAACCTACTTCTAATCCATACAATAAGGTAGAAAGAGATATGTATTTAGCAGTAGATAAGTATGATAATCACTTTATAAGCATTAATGTTACCTACTTCTATAAGAAGGGCAAAGATAATCTGAATATCACTCTTAAAAATGGAGATAGCTTTACAGTAACACCCACAAAGTTCTTAAATGTAGAGAAGGGTACTTATAAGAATGGCACTTATACAGCTTCCGCTAGAATCACTACAGTAGGCAATTATACAACAGTAAACACCTCAGTAAAGGAGAATAAGACTACTTACTATGATGCTTACAGCATTTATCAAATAACAGCAGAGCAATACAGTAAGATATTAGAAGCCGGATTAGACAGCATATCTGTAGAAGGCATCTACCAAATCATAATTCAATAAAATTATAGCCAGTCCATTTAGTTGGATTGGCTATTTTCATTTATAGGTGGATAGCTATCTATTAGCTCTTGTAATCGCTCCCAATATCTTGCTTTTAGTTCGGGATTCTCTTTAATGATAGCCTTATTACGCTCTATAATTTTCCAGATAATATCAGTAATAAATCTATTCAGCTTTACTAAATCCCATTCCGCTCTAGTCCTTTTGATAGTTTTAAGACTATGCTTTACTTCCTTCTGAACTTCAATATCATCACCAAATACTTTAGCTAGTATATTTCCCTCTTTAGAAGGATGCACATAGCTACTATAGGTAGTATAGATTTCGGGATATTCGGGATATAGCTCTTTAATCTTATCATTGATTTCAGAAGGCTTCAGCTTTCCACCATTAACCTTTATCTGATTTAGCTCCCTGCCATTTTCAAAGATATTAGGTAGTATCTTCTCTGGATAAAGATACTCTGCTACCATTATCTTCAAGTTATCAGCTACTAGCCTTACAAGTGGATAAGCAGCCACTATTTCCCCTCTTTTGGCTAGGTCATAGAAGCATCTATTATAGGCATTGATATTATGAATCAGAGTATCAAAGTAGCTATAGCCGGGTAGATAATCAGCCATACACTTATAATAGGTTAGCTCTAGAGTAAGGTTAAGGTAGTCCATATATCTACTATAGATACTACCAGAATCTTCTAGATACCTATAATTAAAGCTCCGCTGTTTTATATACCGTCTTAGTTTCACAGAGTTTTCCAGAGAGTAAATAAAGTAGCTGCTAAGGATAGTATAGATACAGCAAAAGCACCCCACGCTATATTGATTTGTGTATTAGCTTTACCTAAAGACTTTTCAAACTGCTTTTGTGCTTCCTCTGATTGCTTTTGCAGTTCTGCCATTCTTTCAGTATGCTGCTTCTGAAGTTCCTCTATCTCTTCTATGTGCTGTTTCTTAGATTCTTTAATTATATCAGTGATAGCATTAAGCACATTCATTTCTGATTGAATATGAGGAGGTAACATAATTCCTATTTTTTAAGTTGTTCTATAGCTATTTTTTGGCAAAATTCTGCTAAAATCTACTGAACAGCTTAAAATGAGCTATTTATGAATAGTTC